GTTTAATCTCAGTTTGAGACTATTAATTATCGAATCGCACAATAGTAAAAAACAAACAAATGGAGTACAAAATGGAACTTAACAAAATAGTTAAAGTTGATGAAAAAAATAAAAATGTTGATTTTATTATATTACAAATGAATCCATGCATTATTCAATGGAATAAAATAACAAAACATGTAATAGGTAAGCAACAAAAAATTAATACACGCACATTGAAGCAAATGAAGAACAAATATACATGGGCAACTAATTTCTAATTATAAAGTTAATTAAAACAGCTACATATGGGATAAAAATAAAAAGGTTAATTATTTTCTTGACAATATTCAATATGTATATATAATAGAGCTTAACAACAACGCAAAACAGAAACAACAAACGGAGTACAAAATGACTAATTCAGCAAAACAAATTTTAGAGCAATATAAAAAATCCATACATGCAAGAAGCGCATGTAGAAATGAAGTTGGAACTGATCATTATAAAAAAGTTCACGTCAAATATAATCTATATTATAAAAAATTATGCACACTGTTGGATAACAAGAAAATAACTGGAGCTGAGATTAAGAAATATATGAAATTTTAAAAAAAACATTAACCGCGCTCTTAATTGAGCGTAAACCCAACAAGGATTAATAATGAACACTATTGAAAAATACATACAAACACAATCTGATAACGATTTTCAAGAACTATTAAAAGAAATTAATATAGTTGAAAAAACTGGCAATTTTTCGATGTATAAAAAAATTACTGCTCTGACTAAAAATGCTCGACAAACATTTGATTGGGCTGATAATACATATATAGTAAAATTACTCAAAAATGAAGCATGCCGAAGATTATATTTATTTTATAAACAAAACTAAAAATGAAAAAGTTTAAAGTGGCCGTCACAATCAAGCAGAAAAATAATATCATCCCAATTTGGAATAAAGTTCATTTTACCTTAGATGGCGATCCAAAGAATTTTAAAAACTTGCAAAAACAATTGCAACTCGTTAAAGACGACATCAATAAAGATATGAACCAAAAAGGTTTTGCTCTTAAAGATGTTGATATTTTTATTGAATGCGTTAAATCAAAGGATTAAACATTTATTAAAAATCTATCACAATCTCGTCAATCGCGGTTATGGATTTACAGTTGGCGACCTCAATATATTTCTGATTGTAATAAACCATAATCGCGTCTTTAGCCGCAAATATCTCGTCCTTAAACTTCTCAAGCTCAGAACTATTCTCAAAATCAATCAAGCTCTTGTCCTTATCAAAAAACTGATACCTATTAGACATTTCCAAAGGACACTCAACCTTAAGCTGAATATTAACAATCGTTGAGTCATTAAGCTTAAATATCCCGCCCTTATAGCTAAATCCTTGGCTTAGTTTTTCTTCTCGTAATTTCTTTAGTTGTGCAATTTTATCAATCTTTGCCTTTGCTAAAGCTTTTTCTGTATTTATTCTAATCATTTTTATGCTTCTCCATATCCATCCGGTTCTCCTTGGCTTCCGTCTAACTCCCATGTGTCTATATCTGCGTGGTCTGTTGGTAATTCAGAGTTATCAATGATCCAAAATGGTAATCCTATTGGTGTGCTTCTGAATGCTATTTGTTTAATTGAAAAATATAACAAAGCTTCTTGAGTTGGATTAATTACTCCTAATGATTTATTTTTGTTTTCAAATATTATTATTTTCATATTTTATTCAAAAAAAGCGATAGACCCATCTAATGTGTCAAAAAGTGTAGTTCCAATAGTATTTAAAAAACCAAAAGCGCATGAGGTTGTCGATTTTGATGCTGGATCAAATAATGATACCGCAGCACCAGTACCACCTAATCCGGCAGATAAAGAACCCATTCCTACTGCCACATAATTAGTATTTGTCATTGAGATATTAAAAGTTACAACATAATTTCCATTAGCAATTTTTGTAACACTGAGTACATTCCTACTAGCACCACTAGTTCCAGTACTATCAAAATTTACCCACGCCCTACAAGCAAACATTGGTTTCCCAGCTAGATTTATAGAGCTATTAACGTCTATACTATTAACCCCTATATAATTAATAGTAGCCTCTGATACGGTTAATGTATTTATGCTCGCCACATCAATCTGCAAATCTGAAGCGATAATGCTTTCAGCCGATAAATTAGGTATCACAATATTATCAATTGCAGCACTTCCTACATGCAGGGTACCAAAACAACCAACATCAGCTTGAAAATCAGACGTTATAATTTGTTGAGCTTCAATCAAATTTCCAGCCATGCACGATACATCAATTTTAGGCGCGCCAGATTCTTGATTAGCTAGAGCGTTAAAATTTGCCTGTAACGGATTCATGTGTGAATTTGCAAACATAATTTGCCCATCACTAAATATTAAATTTTCCCATGCCATAATTTTTTTATGCTAAAGCGTTAATTGCTAATATACCGTCTGAAGTTCCAAGAATAAAATAATTAGCTTCTCTTGTTTTGATTTGAATACCGCGATTTGTGTTATTATCAGAAATTGAAATCAAATTTAAACGACCGTCAAAATCTATTTTTTGTTGAGCTTTTGTGTATGTATTGAAAGGGTCGGTTTTATTTACAATCCTACAATCTACAAACTTAGCTGTTGAATCTGAAAATATCGTGCTGAATCTCAATCCAGTTTGATTCATCCACCACGTACGAATTTGAGAAGCGTCTGAGCTATTAACAAAGTCCAAAGGCAAATCAAACTGCAATGCTCCACCAGAAAGTTTATATTGTGTAACACGTCCTGTTTCTGCCTCTCTAGTAAATCGTTCTGAATTGATTATTTCGCTATAATCGAAACTAGGATGAACTTCAGTTTCTAGTGTTAAACTAGTGATTTCTGAAAGTTTCCAAGTTTTAAAAAATTGGGACATAAAAAAGTTCTTGACAGTTTAATCTCAGTTTGAGACTATTAATTATCGAATCGCACAATAGTAAAAAACAAACAAATGGA